GGCCCGCGGCCCATGATCCAGCGCGTGTCCTCACCGCTGTTCGGCAGCGTGTCATAATTCCGCGCCTGCCAGAACTCCCGGCGCCACATCATCGTCCCACCGGTCACATAGCCATTCGAGCGCACGCCCGGCGCCCACTCATACAGCCACGCCGCGCGCCGCGCCGGATCCCAGTAGAACAGGCTGTCCGTGCCGCACACCGCCGCGCCGCTGCGTCGCAGCTCGTCCAACTGATACTCCAACCGCCACGGCGCATGATAGTCGTCATCCGACCACGTTGCCATTATATCCGCCCGAGCCATCTCACAGCCCAGGTTCAGCTTCGCCCCGATGGAGTTGTGCCCCTGCAAGTGCACATAGCGCACCCGCTCGCCCACCGGTAGCAGATCGCCGCACGGCTCCGGCCCGTCGTCCACAACGATTAGTTCGCGCGCGAACGTCGGCAGCGTCTGCTCCTGCCAACACCGCACCGCCAGCGGCACCCAGCCCCGCCGCCCACGCGTCGGCATAATACAGCTCACATCCATCGCCTCACCGTCCTACTCCGTCCGACCAGTCCAACCTCGTCCAACCCATCCTACTCCATCGAACGTCCACGCAGATCCTCGCCGCCAAACGCCGCGTTCAGCATCTCCACCATGGCCAGCATCTCATCCGGCGTTTTGCCGGCATCCATCTGCTCAGCCTCGGCCGCATCGCGCCACCATGGCAGAAACTCCAGCGCCTGCACCGGCTCCGCATCCTCGGCCCGGTGGATATTCGCCGTCATGGCCAGGAGTTGCGCCAGCAGCAGCTCCGTGCGCTCCTGCGGGAGCAACTCCAAGCCATACAGCACCTGCCACTCCGACAGCTCCCGGCTGCTGATCTGCCTCAGCAACCCGCCGACGGTCATTCCGAGCGCGGCCGCTAGGCGGAAGAGGAACCGCCTCGCCGGCCGCGCTGCGAGTTTTTTCGCAGCTCCTCCACGTCCTTCTTGCTCAGGCCGGAGAGTCGCTGCGCCACCTCATACACCCGATCCAACGCCTGCGCGCTCTTCTTGCCCAGGGCCACCACATCCTCATCCGAGAACATCCGCTGATCGTTCTCGTCCACCACCGACAGCGCCACCAGGCGCGCCCGCGCGTTCAGCAGGTCCAGCTCATAGGTGGGCCGCTCGCCCGCCTGGATCTCGCCGATCAGCAAGAACTCAGCCTCATACTGGTCCCGCGCCGCGCCATCCAGACCGCGCACCATCACCTCGCCGCCCCACTCCGGCACCTCGACGACCTCCCGCAGCAGGTCATCCGCCGCCAGAATCTGCGCCTTCGTCAACAAAGCCATGCTACGTCTCCTTTGCGACCCGTCCAACAGGTCCTACCCGTCAGATCCGTCCAACCCGTCCGACTCCGCCAACCCTACGCCAACGTCGGCTTCCCGGTCACCGTCAGCTCCACCTCGATCTCGGCCACGCCCTTCACCGGCAGTTCCCCGGCGAAGTCGCTCACATACGCCGGGATCGTCCAGGTCACCGGGCTCGTGGTCGGGATCACCAACTGGAAGTTCCTCTTGGTGCGCGAAACCATCTCCTTCAGCAGACCCGCCGAGAAGGACTGGGTCGCATCACCCGGAATCCAGTTCGCCTTGAACTTCACCTTGTCGCCGTCCAGCAAGGTGGGTACACGCTCCACCCAGCCGTCCGTGCTGCTGTGCGAAGTCGTCTCCTCTGTTTCCAGCTTGATCTTGAACTTGATATCCTTCACCTCCGCGATGGTAGCAAAGGTCTCCGTCGACGCCCCGTTGCCCAATTTCAGCAACGATCCGAAACTGCTTATAGCCATGTTACACTCCTTGTTTGACCAGCTTTCCTCGCCGGTCATAGATCTCGATGATCGAAGACTGCGCCTTGGGCGCGTGCGCCGTCAACTGGTGCTCGATCATCGCATCCTCACCAGCCAACGTGTCGAACGGGCACAGCTCACACCGATAATGGGGAATCCCGTTCCACTCCCCCACCACGTACAGGATCAAGCCCTCCGGCCCCTCGACGATCTCCGCCAAGCCGCCGCCGTCCGATCCGTCCAACACCTCCGATCCGTCCAACACGTCCGTCTTCTTCTTTCCCATACCTCACTCTCCATGCCAAACAAAGAAATCCAGCAGCACACTGAACGCCGTCGCCTCGCTATCCGTGGCCACGTCCTCCAGGTCCGCCTCATTCTCACACGTGATCGCGCCGATCACCACGCTGCCCGCCGTGCCCTTATAGCCATCCAGCGCGCCGCGCACCGCATCAGCCAGGCTTCTCGCCTGGGAGAAGCTGTTCGCCACACAGCGAAACTGAAAGCGCGGCCGCGCCAACCCTGCAGGGCCATCATGCGCGTGCTCTCGCACACTGCTGATCCTCTGGTACACCACCAGAGGCTTTACGGCCGTCTGTCGCGCGTACAGCGGATAGATCCGCTGGCCGCAGATCGCCGTCACAGCCGAGCTGGCCGTCAGGATGCTCACCAGGTTCTCGTCGATGCTCGCCATCAGGTCACGCTCTCCACAGCGCTGCGAAAGTCACGACCAACGCGATCCGTCGCCGCATCGCCCTGGCTGTCCCACGCTGACCGGAGGAAGGGCGCCGCCGCAATGCCCGATACCCGCCGCGCCGCGCCGCCTTCCCAGATCATCAGCCGCGCCCGCTTCGGCCCGTGCGCCGATGTACCCAGCTCGAAGAAGCGGTAATACCACTTAGCCCGCGTCGGACCGATACTCACCTCGACCACCTTCGCCGTGCGCTCCGTCGTCTCCGTCTCGATGTGCGGGCCTGGCGCGCCGCCCCGGGCCGCATCGCGCACCAGCACCGCCCCGGCCTGCACCGCCGGCTCCAGCACATCCTGGACCCGGATGCCCATCTCGCGCAGCTTGGCCACCAGCTCCGGCCCACCCTCCAGCGTCACCTGGATGTTGTCAGCCATCGCCTAAGCTCCTTCCACTACGTCGACGCACATCAGCTCACACTGCGTCCGCCGCTCGTCGGAGGTGATCGTCTTGATGTCCCAGGACGCGCCGCCGCCGGCCTCCACGATCCGCCAGGAGGGCCGCACATCCGCGCGGTATCGGATGCGGATTCGGGTCTGGTCCTCGGCCTGTACCTGCCGCGCCTGCAAAAACTCGCGCCCGTACATCGGCTCGATGGACCCCCACACCGTGGCCACCGTGCTCCACGTCGTAGTCACATCGCCGAACCCGTCGCGCGCCTCCACCGGCACCTTGATCACCAACCGTCTCCGCAACCGTCCAGCTCTCATATCCTTGTCCTACCAGTCCAACCCGTCCAACTCCGTCCGACCCGTCCTACTCCTACACCTCTCGCCGCCAAGGCCCAAACAGCGCCTTCACCGCAAACGGCAACTCCTTCGGCATCGCACCCGTCATCAACGCCAGCTCCCGATTTTCGTACCAATGCCCGACCAACAGCAGCACCGCCTGCCGCATCGCCATCGGGGGAGACAAGACATCCAGGCCATATCCCGCCGTGAACTCGATCTGCAGGCCGTTCAGGGCCGCCAGCGTTGCGCTCGGCCAGCCATTCAGCATATGCAGCCGACCAGGCGCGCTGTACGTGTCCACCTGGTACTCGGAAGACGCGATGGTCGTCTCCACGCCGTCGTCATCCGTGTAGCGCACCTCATCCACACTCAGCAGCGGATACGGCCGTAGCTCGATGGTGTCGTCTGCCGGCCACTCATCCGTCACATACAGCCACTTCTGCGCCGTCATCGCCACCCGAGGCCGGCTGATCTGCTCCAGATGCTCCCGCGCCGTCGAGATCAGCGACGCCACCAGCGTATCATCGTCATCCACATCGATGCGGCAATGCAGCTTAGCCTCAGCCAGCGTCACCGGCTCCACCACCGGCGGCTCCAAACAAATCAACGCCATAGCACTCACCTCGTCCTACCAGTCCTACTCATCCGACCAGTCCTACCCGTCCAACAATTCCTTCGACACCCAGCCGCCATCGTCAACCCTTCCCGGCTGCCCGGTCCAGCACCTTACGCACCATGCGCAGGTCATCGTCGATGTGCAGGTCCGCGCAACTGGGCGCCAAACACCGCCAGCGCCACGTCCATGTTGATCACCAGCGCGCGCACGCTTTCCAGCGCCAGCCCGCGCAGCACGTTGTCAACCACACCCGTCGTCTCTACAGTCTTATCGTCCATCGTGTACCGTCCTACTCGTCCAACATCGTCCTACCAGTCCCACCGGTCCAACCTTCATTCCGCTTCCTGCCCAGGCCCCACAGCCCGTTCAGTCTCCAGCTTCACCGCCCGCGCCAGCCCTCGCTGCACCAGGTCAGCCGCCACCTCATCCGGCAGATCGTCGATCACCTGTCCGGCCTGCAACATCCGACCCTTCGCCGGCGAGTACTTCGTCAGCATCATCACCTTCATCCGTCCAATACCTCCGATCCGTCCAACTCGTCCGACACATCCTACGCCACCGGCCCCAGCCAGGCTAGAAGCGTCCAATAATCACGCTCACCTGGAGAGACCCCAGCCTTCACCTGGCCAGGACCGGTAGACTCCGATCAGCGTCTCCGCCAATCCGCGGTTCTACGCCGTTCCTTCCGCCGGGCTCACATGCAGCTCACCCACATTCCCGCTCACCGGCAGCTCCTCAGCGCCATAGCGGATAGCCAAACAGAACGTGACCTTCGCCGTCGACACGTTCGGTACCGTGATGATCGGCCGCACATACCGCTCAGTCGGCTCCACAATCTCCAGGATCGCCAGGCCGTCCGTCGACGGACTCGCTACCGTGCTGAACGTCTTCGACGATCCAGCCAGGTCAGCCGCCGTCCCGAAGCCTGACGCCGAGTCCTGCTGCGCCTTGATCGCCCACGTCGAGAAATCCTCGCCACCGGCAGCGCCCACGATGAACGCCACCCCGCGGTAGCCCTTCATGTCCACCCCAGTGCCCGTCAGCGACTCGTTGTCCGCCGACTTATACACCTGGATTGACACCAACGTATCATACAGAATGCTAAGCATCGTCACACCTCTCTCCAGGGGATGGGCCCCACCAGCAGACCCACCCCCGACTCGTCCAACTCCATCCGACCCATCCGACTCCGGATCACGCCGTCAGCGCGTCCAGCATCGCCGCAAACGACTCCGCGTGCCGCACCGCCACATCCACATCCTGCAGGGCGATCACGCGCACCGTGCCGGCCGTGCCGCCAGTGTACGGATCTACCAGGATGTCCAGGCCGCCCCACATGCCGATGATCAGGTCCGCCCAGTTGCCGAAGAAGATCGCCGAGCACACACCCACGCCCGTGCCCGACCCCTTCGTCAACGTCGAGCTGACCTGGTTGGTCACATGGAACGGATAGCCGTTCACAGGCGTGTTGCCGGAGGTCGGCTCCCAGATCATGATGTCGCCGTAGGTCGCCGTCCGAGGCGTGCTCTTCAGCTTGCCGCGCACCTTCGCGTTCGACATGTACGCCAGGCGCCCCAGGTCAGCGTTGTCCACGGCCACCGCCGTCTCCAGCGCCACCATGTGCGCCCACGTGGGCGCCAGGCCGTCCGTGCCGCCCGCCACGTCGCCGATACCGCTAGTAGCAGCGATGCCCGTCGGCGCGTTCCCCGTGCCCGGTCCGTGCAGCGCTGCGCTGTCCATCGCCAGGCCCAGCACGCTCGTCAGGTCATTGCGTACGAAGACCTCGACATCGATGCTCGACTGCTTCAGCAGCTTACGGCTGATGTCAGTCCACGCCCCCACAGTCTTCGGACTCAGCGCCACCTGACCCAACGTCTGCGCGCCTTCCGTCGGCGAGCCGCTCTCGCCCACCCAGTACGCCGTCGCGCCCCCCGTCTGCTTCGGGATCGCCACGTCACCCACCAGGCCGGCCAGCACCGTCGCGCCCGCCGCCCGCACCATCATCCGGTTGCGCAGCAGCTCTATGAAGCTCTGCGCCAGCAGGTCAGTCGCCACCAGGTAGCCGCCCGCCGAGGGTGTGCCCACCACCAGGTCGCGCTGCTCCGCCGCCAGCACGTCCTGCGGCACCCAGAAGCCCTGGGGAGAGCGCCCCATCCGCTTCGCCGTCGCCTCACTCGCCTCGCGCTCCAGCTGCGCTCCGCGCCAGTCCTGGCTCGCCGCCGCGTTGATCGCACGCACAATGCTGTAGCTGCGCAGCTCATCGCGGCTCAGGCCGATCCTGCCGTCCGTCAGGATCTGCCGCTCGCCCGCCCGGCCGGCTGCCTGCTCCAGGTTCTCCAGCCGCTGGCCCCGCTCGATCCGGCCGTTGATCTTTTCCACCTCGGCCATGATCTCGTCGTACCGGGTCGACTCCTGCTCGGACAGGTCCCGGTTTGCCTGCTCCGCACCATCGTTCAGTCTCCGCGCCTCGGCCAGCAGTTCACCCCGCCGGCTCATCAGTTCTCGCATGTTCATCTCTCTCACCTCATGTGTTCTTGTCATGCTGACGCAGTCCCGCAGCGCCAGCGTAGTGGAGGGCCGCCGAAGCATCCCTCGCGCCTTCGTCCAACCCGTCCTATCCGTCCGAGCCGTCCAACTCCGACACCCTCACCGGGCATCCTCCATCTCCAACCGTCGCCTCCGAGCCGCAGCACGCGCCCGCGCCTGCGTCTCAGCCGCCTCCCGGCCATCCGCCGGCGGCTCTCCAGCACCAGCAGCAGCCTGCGCCCGCATAGCTGCCGCCTTATCCCGCAACGCCGTGCTCGTCGACGGGTACGCCGGAAACGTCACCGGCGAAACCTCCGCCAGCCGTCCCCGCTTCACCCGCCTGATCACCTCGTTGGCCGTCAACAGCCACTCATCCTCATCCGTATAAAACGCAAACGAAGACCGATCCACATCGCCGCGTTCGATACTCACCAGCGCATCCCGCGCCCACTGCGTATCCGGCGGGTCGATCTCCGAGTAAATCCCGGTGTCATCCTGCTGCAACCGCAGCGTCCCCGTCGTCGTCCGTCCCAGCACCTGGTCAGACCGGTGCTGCCACAGGGCGTGGATATCCTCGCCATCCGTCGCAAACGCCCCGGCGACAATCACCTCGCGCCAGCCGCCCAAGTCCACACTCAGCTCACCATACGGCACAGCCCGCTGCACGATGCGCCGCCGGCCATCCTCCAGCGCCCGCACCTCGCACCGTCCAGCCTGCCACGCTCGTTTTTCCATTTCCTCGCTCATCTGTCCTACACCTCCGAACCGTCCAACCTGTCCAACCAGTCCGACCAGTCCAACCGGTCCTACTGTTTCCCAGGAAACACTACGCCGCCACCACCTGGCAGTCACACCCATCATGCAGCGGCGCGTGCCGCACATTCCCGGCCATCCGCAGCGCCGAGCCAACCGCATCCACCAACTCATCGCCCATCTGCAAGAAGAACTGAGACGGGCCAATCTCCCGGCCGTTGAGCTGCTTGCAATAGTCGCAGCTCTCGCCGAACGAATACCAGATCATCCGTAGCACAAAATACGCGTAGATCGTCGTCGCCACCGCGTTGATCAGCCGCGTGCCCTGGTCGCGTGAGAACCGCTCTGCCGCCGTGGCCTGGATCTCATCCAGCGCCGCCTCTACCGCCGGCAGCGGATCCTCGCCCGCATCCTGCGCAGCGCGCGTCGCGCCGATCACAGCCCGCCGGTGGTCGCCAACCCACACATTACACCGGCTGTCCGTGTAGTTATAGACCCAACTCTCCAGCTCATCGTCTGGCCAGCGCTTGTCCGTCTCGCGCTCAACACTATCCACCGTCAACTCCGCCGCCGAGGTCATCGTCGACAGCAGATACTCGCGCGCCGTGTGGCCGTGCTCCCGGTAAAACTCCTGCACCCACGTCTCAAACTCCGCCACACTCCGTCGCTCCAACCTGCCACCCTGCTCGGGCCGGTCTCCTGACCGTGCCCGCTCCGCCTTCAGCAGCCGCCGCGCCGCATTCCGCACATCGTTCACCTCGCGATTGACAACCCGCTGCGCCACATCCCCCATCTGCCGCCGAAACGATCCCGCCATCCGCTGCCGCTCCTGCCCCACCGCAGCAACCTCCTCCGCCGACCGCCTCTCAACCGCCCCCGTCCAACCCATCTGCCCCGTCCTACCAGTCCTACCACTCCGATCCGTCCCACTCCCATCCCCCCCCGCCTCCACCATGTTCATCGGCTGCAAGAAGACATCCCCGCCATCGATAGGGTTCAAGTTCTCCCGCTGCCGGATCTCGTTCACACTCATCCACCCCCAATTCCTGGCCGTCGAGTACGCCTGATTTCTGCTCACCGAGTCGCCGCGCAGCAGGCCGTCCACCAGGAACTCAGCGAAAAACCGCTCCTGATCCTTGCGCAACAGCAGCGACACCAGCGCCCGCGCCTCTATCCTCCGCAGCCACGGCTGCAAGGAGTACACCACATACTCAGTGCTCTGGTGCTCGATGTTGCTGAACGTGGCGCGGTCCAGGTCCCCAATCATGTGGGGAGGAACGCGAAACATGCCGGCGACCTCGCTCCGCTGGAATTTGCGCGTCTCCAAAAACTGCGCGTCCTCTGGCGGCACCCCGATCTTGTTATACTTCATGCCCTCCTCCAGGATCGCCAAGCGGTGGGCGTTATCCAGCCCTTGATGCCGGTCCTTCCACGTGGCCTGCAAGCGCTCGTACGCGCCATCGCTCAGCTCGCCCGGATGCTCCAGTACCCCTCCAGGCACCACACCATTCCCGAACACGGCCGCTCCATACCGCTCGGCCGCCATCCCCAGACCAATCGCCTCCCGGGCCTGGCCCACGACCGACAGGCCCTTCAGCCCGTTGGTGCGCATCGACGGCACGTGGAAGACCCACTCCGCGTCGAACGTTCGGGGGTCCTCCGGAATCTCCAGATCATACACCAGCCGCTTGTTAGCCAGCCGCCGAGGCGTCACCAGTCGCGGCGGGATTGGCCACAGCGCAGCCACCTCGCCCCGGCCATCCACCACGATCTCCGCGTAGAAATTTCCCCACAGCAGCAGGTGGACGATGGCCATCTCCCAAAACTCGAAGCTGGTCATCTCCGGGTTCGGCTGGGTATGGAGGATGCGGTAGAGCGGATGCCTCGACGCGCGCCGTTTGCCCGCTTGGCCATCCTGTTCCGTGCGCTCGTAGAGGATGCAGGGCAGCGTCGCCACGCTCTCGCTCAGCACCCGCACGCATGCCAGCACCGCGCCATACGCCAGCGCGCCCTCGTCCGAGACCATCACGCCCGAAGCCGTGCCGATCCCGCCCCGCAGCGCCTCGATCAACGCCCGATCTGGGTTCTTCAGCGTGCTATCTCGCCGCTCATTTTGTCGTGCCAGCCTGCTCAATACACCCATGCGCCTCACCATCCTACCAGTCCTACACGTCCGACCAGTCCAACCCGTCCAACCACATCCTACCCATCCGCCGACCCAGTCGCCCGGCTCACCAACCACAAACCAATCACCAACAGCAGCGCCCCGCACACCACCAGCGCCAGCCGCCAATCATACGCGCCCAGCCCCGCGCCCAGCATCACCAGTCCTACAATCACCATCCAGTCACTCAAGTCCAACGTTCGCACGCCAACCTCCGTCCTACCTACCGTCCAATCCGTCCGATCCCGTCCAATCCGTCCTACCAGTCCAACTCCGTCCAACTCTCCACTACACCACCGCCTGCAACCCAGCAGCCAGCACCACAAACTCACCCGTCGCCAGCGTCACAGCCTCATCCGGCGCCGGCGTCGTATCGAGCCCCTTCAGCCACCACGTATACCCGCCCGGCGTCAGGACCTGCGTCTCAGCCACGTGCACCACAGCCGTAAACGACGACGCCGTTTTTGTCAGCGTCCCATTCCCTGCGCTCGCCGGCGCCGCCCCGCCGATCCTGGCCAGCCCCGTGTCCGAGCGCAAGTACAGCAGCGCCTGGCTGTCCGCCTGGCGTTCGTTTCGCTTCACTATCAGCCCCAGCGTCTCATACCCCGCCAGCGCCAACTGATCCGACGCCACCGTAAACCGCCAGGTGTCCGCCACATACACCGTCACCAGGCCGCCATCCACCGACGACACCACCGTCACCGTCGTCCCGCTCAGACCATTCAGCAACGTATCTACCGCTTCCTGAATCTCCGCCGGCAGCGTCTCGCTGGTATCCTCCAGCAGATCGTCGATGTGCTTGTCCACGCTGTCCGCTGCCGGATCGCCCGCGGTAGGTGCAAGTTTCATGGCGTCGCGCACTGTTTGGCTGGAGAAGCCACTGATTACCGCTTGCACCTCGCCAGCCACATTCAGTGAGGCTGGTTCGAGATTTCGCCACGCCAGCACATTCGCCGGATCGTAGCCGAACCCGTCAGCCGGAGCCACAGGCACACCGCCCCGATGGGTCATGTTAGCATTCGAGACGCCATCGGCGTCTACGGCCAAGGTGCGGCCCGCGATCACGGGAGCCAGGCGGCTAGAGATCAGCGCATCCCGCAGGTCTTCACTGACCAGGACGATCCGTTTCACCACGTCAATCGCGCCGCTGGCAGAGAAGACCAGCGTTACAGCCTTCGCACCGGCCGCCAGCGCCGCATTGGGAATGCCGAACTGGTACACGCCGGCGATACCTGTCTCGATCCAGCCGCCGCTGGTGTACACGCCCTGGCTGGCCGCAACCACGCTAACGGTCACTTGCGTGTTGCTTCCTTCGCGCACGTACTTTGCCGTGATCGAGCCGTAGGCAGCACCAGTCAACAACTGGCCGGTGGAAGATGATCTCAGCGGAACCTCAATTATCTGAGAAGTTGCGCCGATTTGGTAGAACTGGTCGAATGCCATAGAACCTAGTCCTCGATCACGATCACACTTGAACCGCCAATCGTCACTGAGGGCGAGAGGGGTAGCCCCTCATCCCAAACGTCAAGACCACCGAAGTCTACCGAGAAGCCAACGGGATACACTACAGCGAAATCATCCCAGTACACGTATGCGTCTGAACCCGTGGCGTCTGTTCTGGCTGACAGTTTAACCGTGGCGCTTCGCTTCTTGGTGGTTGGCGTAAACGACACAGAAATCTGCTGCCAGTCGGTGGATGCAATCGCTTCTGCGTACTCTACGATCCCATCGTCGTGCGTTACTGTAAGTCTGGGCTTTTCGTGCGTACCCGCATAGTAAGCTGCGGAGTTGATCTTGCACCAAACCGACACAGTGATCTCTTGCCCGATAGCAACTCCAACCGGTACGCCGAACGAGAACTCCAGATTGTCAACGGACGACGTTGGCTCAAAACGCACAGCGAACCTGTCGGCTCCCGACGTGTGAACGGTGGTATCGGCAAGACCATAGCCAACAGAAACGATTTTGCCTGAACTCCACCAGCTTCTATGATCGTCGTCTACCTTGCCAAACCTATGCGATTTAATGTACGAGTTAATGAAACTCCTGAACGATGCCTCGTTCACGGTGAAGGCAGAAGAGTCATTGATCTTGATTGTTGATCGGTTAAAGTCGGCTCCGTCAAAGATATTGGTCGGAGTCGACTTTCCACCAAACTCACAGTTGTTGAACTCTGCGTCTGTGTTGTTGAGATATATCGCGTGTGCACCGACCGAATCAAAGGAACAGTTGTTGAAAACATACCCTGAACCAGACACGTGCACCGAGGCGCTTGATGCCCCTAAAAACACTTTCACATTGTTCAAGACAGTATTGTTGCAATAGGAGAACGAAAAGAGAGCGTAAGTGGAATTCGATCCATTTACGATGACATCGGTTAGCGTCCCGCCGACGTTGTTTTGAGCATAGATTCCCGCGCCCCCGGTTCCGTTGGTGCAAAACCAAAACACCCTCTCGAAAACTGGCTTGGTAAACGAGTAGCACTGAAACGAAGCATTCCAGCTACCTGTGTATGAATACACATCCCTGAAGGTTGCACCGACACCGATGGCATTAGAATTCTGGAACCCGACGTATGAATCTCTCCCGCCGATTATCGTGTCCATCAAGATGTCTTCACAGACAGAGCTTCTTGCACCAGAATACGAACCGAGCAACCTTTTTGAAATCTCAACACCCGACATCTTCCAAACAGCTATAGCCACAGAGCCGGCTGTAAGCACCTCGATGTGAATTCCGCACTGGTCTTTCTTGCTGTTGTTGTAAATTCCACCGCCCTCAAAGACTGCGGAGGACAGGTTGCTTGTAAGCGTAATCTGCGTCCCTGAGATGCTGGCTATGGTGTTTGTTTGGTAGGTGTGGTTCTGAATGACTACTGTGTCTCCTACCTGCCAGTCTCCCGAATAATCGTCCTCAATGTTGATGATCTTTTGCCCTGATGCAGCATCAGCCGACAGGTAAGAACCGATATTGGTCGGCTTGTTTCCATAGAATCTGAACCCGCAGTCCGTGCTGCCTATCCAAGTTGCAGGGTTGTAGAAATTGCCTACATAGAAGACCGCCTTCTTGCTTGCAGGGATCGGGTTTGCTTCCGTTCCTGCGGTTACGAAGCATCGCCTCGTTGGCTGGAAATATGTGATGTTCAGATCATACGAAGCAGCGGGCGAGGTCCCCCAGGTGATCTCGGCCATGTTGCACATCACCCACCAGTTGGCCTCGATGTTTTGATCCACCGTGACAACCGTAGAACCGTTTTGCAAAACAGTGTCACCGGATGAATATGACGTGGCTGCTGTCAAGACCACAGCATGGTTGTAAGTAGAACCACTGTAGTACCAGGAATTGACCGATGAACCGCTAACCGCGATCCGCCAGGTGGAAGCTGTGGTCGTTATCGGATATGGAACAGCGAACTCGAAATAGCACCAGACGTATGAGGAGTACCCTCCAGCTTGCACCAAAAGGGCTTGGTTGTCCAATGTCTTGGTTGCCCTGTCCGTCCAAACAGCCCCAACCAATTCTTGCAGCTTCACTGTCACGCTGTAGGATGAGTTGAAATCACCCAAAATCAGAAGCAAGGCAACGCCGTCAACGTCACCAGCGGCTGATGCGGTAAACCCCTGATACCTTTCCGTGTTTATCGCGTTGCGCGTGATCCCGCTGTGGTTGGTGTAAAATTCACTCACTACCTTTTGATGCGTAAGCGCTGAAAAAGAGCCGCTGGTTTTGAGAAAAATGCCTGCCACGTTACACGCCTCGGATCACCGCGACCAGATCGTCCCACGCCGGCACGGTAACACTGGTTTCTAGCATGGTCACTGCCGCATTGTAACCCGCTGCCAAGCGGGCGCGAAGCGCATCAATCTCGACCCACAGCCGTGCTTGCACAATATCGGCCTCGGTGACAACACCCAGACCCAGCGCAGCCGCGCGGCTGGCTACTGGAACGTTTGCCAGGGCATCGATGGCCGCAGCCTGCTGGTCACTGATGATCCCAGCCTGCCGCAACGCGCCGAACATTGCCTGGCTGGTCGGATGATCCATGTCTACACTATCGATGTCGCCGTCCACCAGGCTGAGCACCTCCTGGCAGATCGCGCGCACCTGCACCGGAGTTGCGTCGTTCAGAGAGGCTGTGCGTAACGCCAGGGTCACCTGTAACTCGCGCGCCTTGGCGGCCAGCGCCTTGACCGGCACACGCTGGCGCGTGTGGGACGCGGCGTTCAGCGCGGCCGCGATCTCCGTATCGGCCATGCCAGCATACTGCGGTAGATTGATCTCGTTGTAAAGCAGTTGATAGTTCATAGCTTCCTTCCGTTAACGTGAAACCTGCAGCACCCGGCCCTCGTCAAATCACCGTCGCCATCCACGCATCATCATCACAGCCACACCAGCGCACAGCGCCAACGCCGGCGCCAGCAGGCCCACCGTAAACGTCACAGTCGTCACCTGCGAAAAACCAGTTTCGCTGGCCACCCACAGCGCCGCAATACCCGATAGCGCCCACACCGCCATGCTCATGGCCAGCGTGCCAGCCCAGAAATCACCCACGCAACGCCCGCGGCGAAACCGCAGCCAAAACACCGCCGCCCAGAAAACGCCGAACGTTGCAATCGCCGGGTACAGCACCACAAAACGAATCTGCTGCATCGTCTGGATCACATCACTTTCCATGTCACCACCATCAACAAAGCGAAGAAGACAAGCATCGCCAGCGCGCTCACAGCGATATACGACCGCGGAAACGCCACGCCCGACCTCAGAAGATGCACCTCGGTCTTAAGCTCCCCGAGCTCACGCTGCATTGCCTCCTGCGTCGCCTTGATCGCTGCCTGCTCCGCTCTGATGTCGTTCACAACCTCGTTCATCCGCTCAAGCTTTCCATCCACCGATCTCAGCGCTGTCTCGTTCATCCGTGCATCTCTTGCCACTTCATAGTGAGGCGAGGCCGTCTGACCATCGCGCGGGAACAGCTTCGGCATATTGCGCTCATCAGCATGTAGCCTCGCCCGGCCAATCTCATGCGCTCGCCGCAGCGCCGCATTGTTCGCCAGCGCCTGAAACAATCCGATGCTGTACATACGCGCCCCGACATCCGACACAGCCGATCCGATCCACACAATCGTGTCGATCCCATACGCCGGCAGCACCTCCGAAAACGAATGCCCTGTCTCAGCTACATCCGCCGACGAGCACGCCGCCAACACCGCCAAGCCCACCCGGCCCGCCAGCTGGCTTGCCAGCCATTGCGGATCCACCCGCTCGTTGCCGTCCAGCATCAACGAGCCGGCCTCGCCGTGCCCGATCCACAACACCGCATCATACTGGCCCCGGCTCAACCGATCCACAATCCGCGCCCGCGTCACATCCGTAATCGGATCGATCCGCACGCCTGGCGTGTCTCCGATCTCCGCCAATTCCCGATCCGATGCCAGCGCCGGCAAGCTCATCACCCGCGGCGCAATCGCCAACACATTAATCATCGCACCATCCTACTCCGTCCAACCCGTCCAATCCGTTCGACCCTACAACACCCTCAACCCCCTCCGCTCGTACACCGACTCGCCCGGTCCGCTCGCCAGCGACGACCGGTAATACGCCATGATCAGCGCCACCATCCCGTCGATGCGCTCGGTAGACTTGCTCTTGTCCGGCTTCGCATTGCTTGCCGGGTCGTAGCTCGCCGTCAGATTGTCCGCCATCCACGCCAGCCCAGCGTGCCCGCCGTGGTTGATCGCACGCCGCTGGATCGCCACCTCCAGCGCCTTCATCGCCGGGTTCATGCTGACATAACCCTGCCGAAACTCCACCAGCTTCTCCGGCGCCAGCCCGATCTTGTTCGTCACGCTCGTCGCGTTCCACGGGTCGAACGCCAACTCCTGCACCTGGAAGATGGTCACATCCTGCTCCACCTGGTGCAGAATGAAATCGTAATCCACCACATTCCCCGGCGTCAGCGTTAGCAATCCCCGCGCGATCCACACATCGTACGGCGCTCGCTCCTCTCGCACCCTGCGCTCCCAGTTCTCCTCTGGGATCCACATCCGCATCAGCACATCCGCCGGCCGGCCATCCGGCGCCGGAAACACCCAGGCCAGCGCCGTCACATCCAGCGTGCTCGACAAGTCCAGACCGCCCCAGCACGGCCGGCCGGCCAGCGCCGCCTCGTCCACCGGCCCCAGGTTGCACGCCTGCCAGCGCTCTGGCGAGATCCACCGGCTTGCCGCCTGCGTCCAGACGTTCAGCTCCTTGGTCAAAAACGCGTTCAACCGGCTCGGCATCTGCCCAGCCTTCCTTGCCTTGTCCCGCAGATCGTCCGCTTTCTTCGACACACCCAGGTTCGGGTTGGCCTTGATCCACGTGCGCTCGTTGCGCCAGTCCTCGATCTCCCCCGTATCCGGGTCCCGATCCAGGGTATAGATCACGCCATGCCAGGCGTCGTCGTCCACCACGCCCGACAACAGCTTCTCCGTGTAATCGTGAAACTGGTAGCACACCCCCTGCCGATTGCTGCCGGCCGTCGTCACCGCTGCCATCAACGGCTGCCGCCGGCTGCCCGTGCCCGTCTCCAGCACATCCCACATATCCCCCGTCGGATGCGCGTGCAGCTCGTCCACCAGCCCGCCATGCACGTTCAACCCGTCCAGCGTGTCGCTGTCCCGTCCCACCGGCTCGTACTTGGAGAAGGTGCTGGCCACGTGCAGATTGTTCTTGAACGATCCCACCAGCCGCTTCAGATCGGGCGACTGGCTCACCATACGCTGCGACTCCAGGAAGATGATCTGCGCCTGCGCCATCTTCGTAGCCGCCGTGTAAACCTCCGCCCCAGGTTCCCCGTCGGCCACCAGCAGATACAGCCCCACGCCGGCGAGGATGGTGCTCTTGCCGTTCTTCCTGGCCACCTCCAGGTACGACGTGCGAAACCGCCGCGTCCCATCGCTCCGCAGCCAGCCGAACAACACGCCCAGATACCACTCCTGCCACGGCTCCAGCCGGATCGTAGACCCTGCCCACTCGCCCTTGCTGTGCCGCAGAAACGAGAAAAAAGCCGAGCGCATCCTCCGCCGCTCCCTCATCCCAGCGCAGCCCCCGCCCGGCCGCCGTCGCCAGATCCCGCACCTGCCGTTCGCACGCAAACCGTACCCACCGGCACGCCGGCACAGCGCCCGTCAGCACCTGGTCGATGTACGTATCACCCACCATCATGCACCCCATGCACCGCAATCGTCAGCTTGCCATTGCTGGCCCGCGCTGGCGTCAATACCACTTGCACCCCCGCCCAGCGGTCGATCTCCTCTGAGCCGGCTATCTCCGCCAGCGCCCGCGCCTGCGTCACGTTGCAAATCATTCGCTTCTGTTTCCCCACGAACCCCACCACGATCTTCTCCTGCGTCGAGCCGTCCCGTTGCCGGAACCCCTGCACGTCCACCGACTCCACCTGGACGCGCCGGGCCGCCCCGGCCAGGTCCTCCGGCCGCAGCCACGGCGACGGGTACACATCGCTCACAGTCCGCTTCTGGCTCACGCCGCACCCCCTGTCATGCTGAGGGCCGCCGAAGCATCCCCTTCCGCCTGCCGGTTCTTGCGCGCCAGGTACCGCTCGAACTCACTCATCTCCCGCGGCGCATCACTCGCCACCCGCGTCCGGCTGGAGGGCGTCATCCCGAACTCCACCAGGATCGCCCGCATCTGCCCCTGCGCCTGGTTCATAATCGTCAGCGCCGGATGCGCCTTGATCGATCCCGTCCCCGTGTCCACCGTCAGCGTCAGCTTGCCGTCCTTGCCCGTGATCTCATCCAGCGCCGCCCGGTAGCGCGCGTACGCCTCGCAGTACAGCGCCAGCGCGCTCAGGTCACTCTCCGCCAGCACGCGCGTCGCCGTCAGCAGCCGCGCCACCCGCCGCCACTCCCGTTTCGCCTCGTCCGGCAGCCACGCCGGCGCCGTCGGCGCGCGTCCAGTCCCGCCCACCCCTGCCGGCGACGCAGCCAGGCGGCGCTTTCCCGGATTACCGGTAAGCACTTTCAGTTCAGTGGGCTTTGGTTTGCGTCCTGCTGGCATATAAAAACGCTTTCTGAATTTCGCGGCTGTAGAAAGAAACT